GGGCGTTCATGCCACAGCCGGTGATGCTGTTGCGCTGGGTGAAGGCAAGGGGGAAACGCTTGGCCCCAGATACAGGGTGCGTCCACTCAAGAGCAGGATGGGTGCAGTGACCATCGTCATGAGTGTGGGTAAACGGTATGAAATACCGGCAGTCTGAACACAGTTTCATCATGAGAACCTCTCATCTGGTGGTTAGGAGTAGATAAGGTTATAGGTATTAGTCTGTCATGTCAAGTCCTTTCCAGAGCTTTGCGTCTGGGCCACAGGGGCCTCTATGTCTGTTGTCTATACAGCTTCCTATGCCTCTGCGGCCTTTCCAGGGGTTGGCAGCGCAGCACATGACTGTGCCGCCTCCTGCGTAGCGTTCCAGGTCAGGAATGGGGCGGTAGTGGGCGCAGGTGAAGCACTGTTGCTTTTGCTGGGGCCAGTCAAACTTGGGCAGAGTCCACATCGCCAGTCACCCACAGGGCTGCAGTAATGGTTACGGGGTCAATCCTCTGTCCGTCTTTGGCGGCGTTGAGAATCTTGTTCGCGTCTGATTTGCTCATCGACAGCGATCTCACGTAACCGCTGTGCCTCCAGAAAACGGAAATAGAACTCTCGCTCTCGGGTTGTTTCGTACTTCTTTCTAAGTTCATCTAAACGCTCATCTAAGTGGGAAATCATCGGGGGCCTTTCCTGTTGGGGGCCGAGCGCCCCAGCCCTAGCGATCAGGGGCGCGGTCGGGCTGTTGGTATTTGTATTCTTCACTCTTTTTTAAATTTGGGCGAAGCGCAGGCATCCGAACACTCGCGTGTGGATAACTTGTCCACAGGACAAGGCTGCTCTCGTTTATCTAGGTTAACTGGGCCTTCACCACAGGCTATCTCCCAGCTCCCCTTTTCACTGCCCCGAGGGATGCTCACCCAGGAGACACAAGGAGGACGCACCACGTTTATCTGAGTCTGTCGCAGCAACATTCTCAAGGGCTGGATGAAAGCCCCGGTCAGCTCCACCAACGAAAAAGCCCCTAACTACTGCTCCCGGTGGAAACTCTCTGTAGTGGCAGAGAGCGGAAGCATGAGTTAGGGGCCTTACACGCTGGTTTCCACGCCAACGGGGGCAATCTTAGAACAGCATCACAATCCCTGCAAGCCCCAGGGCTACTAGGGATAACACCAACGCAGTCCCTAGCTGATGGCTTGGGGGCCCTTCCCACCAGTCGGGGTACTGGGTGGGGCAGGCTTCCAGCATTGACCCGTAGACCCGCTGGGGCCTCCATGCTAGGTCTGTAAGCTCCTGGTCTGTACGCAACCGCTTGATGATGGGCGCGCGCGGATAGCTGGGCGTAACCTTTGATCTGTAGTTCATGGGGAACTCCTAGTTTCGAGCTGGTTCGCCAATTCGTCCATTGTTGGTTCGCCATCCCTGCGGTACAGGCGGTCCACGGCTTCCTGGTACTGCCCGAGGGCTTCCATAGCCGAATTCCACCACCGAAACATCTGTGGATCGCGCATAGCCAACAGGACGCACTCCAGCTCCATGGCCAGTCGCTTGGCATGGCCAGCAAGCTCGACTTCCTTTTCCCACGCTTCAAACTGATAGCGCGGGATGGTGACAGGATCATCCGGGCTCATGGCAGGAACCAGAATAGGGCCAGGGGCATGGCGATGCACATGGCGAGTAGGAAAGCCGCTAGGAAGTCCATAGCAGCCCTTCTACGGGCTTCTAGGTGTTCGTCAAGGGGTCGATAGGTGTAACGCATGGTAAGGGCTCCTAAAGGGCTTAACGGGTGCGGTGCACGATGGCTTGAATCTCAGCGGCTATCATGGTTCGGTCATGGCCGGACATATGGCCTAGCGCGTCCATGATCGCGCTGAATAGGTCTGTGCTGGCTTCACGCTGAGAACCAGCGTTGCCATTAAAAACCTCATGCCAAGCCCTGTTATTGGCTTGCATGACTCGCTCAAGATCAGCGAGCGGCATCCGGTCAATATATGCTTTAAGAATGCGGGTATGCTCTGAAATATTCATGGCTGACAAGCTCCTATAGTTAGGTGCAGGATTGCACTGGATAGGGCACCCTTAGATGCCCTACTCCGCTGAAATCAAGCAGCGATTAGCTCTTCCTCTTCCTGGTAGCTCTGGATGAAGCTAGCAGCCTTCTCAGCCAGTGCAGCAGCCTTGAAGATAGCCCTATCGTTGTCACGCAGACACTTCAGCCAGTGATCTATATATCCGGCGTGGCGTAGGTCACCCTGGATTTGATGGTCGGCGCAGAGCATTGCAGCACCCAGCTCAGCTACCAGCTCTTCGAAAGCATACGCAGAGTCGCCGAAACGCTGACCGAAAACCCGGTCTAAACGCTTGTCAGAGCCCGTCCAGTGCACCAGCTCATGAAAGGCTGTGGCGTAGTAATTAGCCTTGTCAGCGAACGTAGAGAGCTCCGGCATCCTAATCAAATCAGCACTTGGCACAAAGCAAGCCACATCACCACCATGCCGAATGACTGCCCCGGTGTTGCGAATCGTTGACTCGCAATGCTCCAGCCGTTCCCCTTCTGGCTTAGGCTGTACCGGCTCGAACTGGATGCCGTCCACTTGATCGGCGTTAAACACTACAAAGCTCTTCAGCACCGCCACATTCTTGGCGTGCAGCTCACCCTCTCGCATTTCTTCGATAGTCAGCGGCTTATAGAACGTGATATGCGTTCCCTTCTCACCCTTGCGAACGTTAGCCCCTGCGGCTTGCCATTGCTTGAACGTAGCCCAGCGATTAGAGCTAAACCGTACGCCACTCATGGCGAGTAGTAGGCGATTGATGCCCCGGTAGGGCTTGAGGGTGAATGCGTTGCAGTCAGCACCAGCGGCTGCACCAGCGTTCCAAGGCTTAATCCAGGGTGTAGCACCCTTCTCAAGCTCAGCAATGATGCGAGCGGTAACGTCAGCGTAGAGTGTCATGGCCACAGGCTCCTAGTGTTGCATCACGATGATGTGACGTGATGATTATCGGTAAAGCATAGCCATTGTGAACTAGGACAAACCCTAAGACCCTATGTCTATGGTCTATCTTCTATATAATTAAGTAATAAAACACTAGTCGCTTATGACCTACGCATTGTGTGTGTGTATAAGTAAGCAGACTATCGGTACTCGGTAAGGGATAGGGACTACCACTATCAGCCCGGCCAAGTCGATAGCTTTGGGCTATGGGCCTGGGGCCTGACCCTTCCCCTAGGCGCGGGGAGTGGGCGTAAGGCGTAAGGCGCAAGCATGGGCTCGGGACGGGGCGCCATCCCTGCGCGGCGGTTGCGACAACAGAGATGCGGTGACGGAGATGGGTCGGAGGGTCGGGTTTGGCGTGACCCCAACTCTTCTCCTCCCCAAAAAAAAGTACACTTTTGGTGCCGGTAGGGCATTGCCGGTGTCTCTCCTTGATAGAGATTGGGGCTACCTTGCGTAGCCCTTTTTTTATGTGTAGGATGGTGTTACTTGTAGAGAGATAGAGATGACGATACAGGCGATAGAGTTGAGCAAGGGTGTTGATCTTCCCAAGCCTCGGGTGGTGTTTGCGTACCCGTATGGGGAGATGGAGGTGGGGGATTCGTTTGTGGTGCCTGCGGAGTACAGGGCCAAGGTGCTCAACGCCAACTATCGAGCTGGCAAGCGGTTGGGCAGGAAGTTTGTAGCCAGGTCAGAGGGTAATAGTTTGAGGGTCTGGAGGGTCTTATGAAGACGGACAGGCTGTGGATGGAAGAGGATGAGTTGAGGGCTGAGCTGGAGGTGATGGATGCTCGGTTGTTCTTGGCTGGTATTGCTTTTCAGTCTTTGCTGGACAGGTTGGAGGAGGCTGCGCGGGAGGGGTATGTCGCCGGATATTCAGATGCGGTTGTACGAATCTCGGGAGTTGTTCCGGCGAGAGATCAGGGCTGCGTTGTCGTGCACTAGGAAGTCGCAGAAGATTAAGTTGGTCAAGAGGTGGCAGGAGCAATACCCGCCGATATTGTGGGAACAGTTGTTGTCGGTAGCCAGGAAGCCCGAAGTTGCTAAGAAGATTGCTGACTGGTATTTAGAGAAACCCAATACATGAATTTCAATCTGGCCCAGTTTTACAAGTTTTGCTCTGAACTCAAGATTGAGACTAAAGAGCAGGGCTTACGCAAGATGGATAACTTGCTGGGCACGCAGACGTATGTGATGGACGAGATAGCGCGTGGGCTGGCGCAGGATGTTCATTTCTTTGTGATCTTGAAGGGTCGTCAGCTGGGGATTACGACGATCTCGTTGGCGCTGGACTTGTACTGGCATTTCACGCACCCTGGTTTGCAGGGGACGCTCACGACGGATACGGAGGAAAACCGTGACATGTTCCGCAGCACCTTGTCCATGTATATGGACGGTTTGCCTAAGGAGTACAGGATTCCCGCAGTACAGCACAACCGTAACCAACTTTCGCTCAAGAACAGAAGTCGCCTCTTTTATCAAGTTGCGGGGCTTAGGGCCAAGGGCTCTTTGGGTCGCGGCAAGGCCATTACGTACTTGCACGGAACAGAAACCAGTTCTTGGGGAGATGAGGAGGGGCTAGCGTCTTTGCTGGCTTCTCTTGCGGAGACAAATCCTGACCGGCTGTATTTGTTTGAGTCTACGGCTCGTGGCTTCAACATGTTCCACGACATGTACAAGACGGCCAAGTCAGCTAGGACACAGAGGGCTATCTTCTGCGGCTGGTGGCGTAACGAGTTCTACAGCGTGGATGCCAAGAGCAAGATTTACCAGGTGTACTGGGATGGCAAGCTCACGGCAGAAGAGAAGGAGTGGGTCAAGGACATCAAGAAGCTCTACAACGTAGAGATCAACTCCCGGCAGATGGCCTGGTGGCGCTGGAAGATGCACGAGGGCATCAAGGACGAGGCGCTGATGTACCAGGAGTTTCCTCCTACCGAGGACTACGCCTTTGTCATGACCGGCACCAGCTTCTTCTCTACCTCGCGGTGTACAGAAGCAGCCAAGGAATCTAAGCGGCTAACGCCTGACAGCTACCGCTATGCTTTCGGGGCTCTGTTCCAAGACACAGAAGTGCTCAAGAGCACAGAGCGGCTGGGCGTGCTCAGGATATGGGAAGAGCCCATAGACAACGCCTACTACGTTATCGGGGCTGACCCAGCCTACGGTTCGTCTGACTGGGCTGACAGGTTCTGTATCCAGGTCTACCGCTGCTACGCAGATGGACTAGACCAAGTGGCTGAGTTTGCAACCTCTGAGCTCAACACCTACCAGTTTGCGTGGGTCATCTCCCACCTGGCTGGTGCCTACAAGAACTCCACGCTTAATCTGGAAGTCAACGGGCCTGGGCAGGCGGTCATCAACGAAATCAGAAATCTCAAGAGAATGGCCGTGAGCATGAACAACGCCACAGGCCGTGGGCTGATGGATGTGCTCGGGAGCATGACCAACTACATCTGGCGTCGCAATGACACGCTCGGCGGCCTGTCCAACTCTATAGGCTATCTGACCACGCACTCCAGCAAGGAGCGCATGCTCAACTACATGAAGGATTACTTTGAGCGCGGGATGATGACCATTCGCAGCATGGATACGCTGGAGGAGATGAAGAGCATCGTGCGCGAGAACGGCACCATCCATGCTCCAGGCCGTGCCAAGGATGACCGTGTGATCGCCTCTGCGCTGGCTGCTGTTGCCTACGCAGAGCAGGTGCAGCCCCGGCTCATTGCCGCACGTATCACGCGCAATGTCTCAGAAGCCCAAGAGCAGATGACGCCTGGTGAGGCACAGGTGGGGCGCAACGTGGCTGACTATCTCAAGAAAATCGGCATCTATGGCAGCGCATGACAACCTGACCATCGTGGCCATCTATGGCCACAACGATGGCACAAGCGCCATTCCTGCCATGCTCAAGAGCCTAGAAGAACTACCCGGCTCACAAGGGCTGCTGATCTCCCCTAGACGCCCTAAAGACCTTCCCAAGCACATCCGGCACAAGTCCTGCCACAAGATGAGCTACCAGCAGTACTCGCTGTTTGTCATGTACTGCCTGCACCACTACATCAAGACCTCGCACTGCCTGATCGTGCAGGACGACGGCTGGGTGCTCAACGGCAAGAACTTCAAACCCGAGTACTACGACTACGACTACATAGGCGCACCAGCCCACGCAGGCTACAAAGACAACAACCTGTACTTCTCGTTTAACTGGCTGCATGTGCCAGAAGCTGTGCCGGTGCTCAACGGCGGGTTCTCGCTGCGCTCAAAACGCTTCCTGCGCTGCTTGGGCAGGCGCGGCCTCATGTACGCCTTCTTCACAGCCCAGCCCATGTGCAACGAAGATGTGCAGCTGTGCACCTTCATGCGCAAACCACTGGAAAAGCTAGGCATGCGCTTTGCCCCCGTTAAGGTAGCCTTGAACTTCAGTCTGGAGTACGCTGGCCCAGGACTACACGACAAGCTCAAATTCAACAAGCTGCTGGGTCACCACGGCCCAACCCGCAAGCTGCTGCCTAACAATCACATACAAATCACCAAGCCTCTATCAGAAGTGAGTAATTACTATCGTGAGATAGAGTTTCTGGACTGGCTGCAAGACAATGGATACACGGTAGAGTTTCATGAGCCATCCTAGTCAAATGAACTTCGTGGCCAGTGTTGCCAAGATGTACCCGGCACACTTCTTCAACAGCCGTGTTGTGGAGGTAGGCTCGCTCAACATCAATGGCAGCGTGCGCCAGTTCTTTTCCCAGCCCACTTTCTACGTCGGCTGCGACCTCGGCCCTGGCCCTGGCGTGGACATCATCTGCCCAGGCCACAAGCTGCCCTTCCACGACGAGACTTTTGACGTTGCCATCTCCTGCGAGTGCTTTGAGCACGACAAAGACTGGTACATGACCTTCAAACGCATGATGGAACTTGTCAAACCTATGGGTCTGGTCATCTTCACCTGCGCCACAACAGGCCGTCCTGAGCACGGAACCACCAAAAGCAACCCTTTTGACGCTCCTTTCACCAATGATTACTACAAAAACCTCACAGAAAGGGACTTTTTTGAGGGTTTTGACCTTGAAAGGCGCTTTTATAGGCATGAATTTAGGGTCAATGAACGCTCCCACGACCTGTACTTTTGGGGTCAAAAATGCAGCCAATCCTGACAAAAGTCGAGCTCAAACGCATCATCAAGCGGTTTTTTGCTGACCAAGACCGTGGAATCAGCATCAAACTGTTCTGCGAGCTGTGCGGCATCAGCGAAAAGCACATGCTGGACGTGTTTTTCTACGAGTCACAGCCGCTAACCGAGTACATCCAGCGCCGGGTGAGCAAGGGCTACCAAGAATGGCGTGCCGGGAACGTGCGGGTGATGAAAAACAGGGACAACACCCGCTTTGTGGAGTACCGCAAGACCCCACAACCGCCCATCTACCGCTCTACCGGCCTAAAAGTGACGCCAGACGGCATCAAAATTCGTGTTGGATTGGTCAACCGGCACGATTACAGTGAACTTGACCTTGACGAAGCACTAAGAGGGTAACTTATGGCTGTTCTACACGACTACTTCTGCTCCGAGCACGGCATTTTTGAGGCTTGGGAGGCAAAATGCCCCATGAAAATCTGCAAAGGCGAGATTTCTAAGGTGTTTTTGCAGCCCGTGGGCCTCAAAAGCGACAAAACCAAGGCTACAGACCGCAATCTGCAGGGTTTGGCCCAAGATTTCGGCATGACCGACATCAAAAGCACCCGAGAGGGCGAACACCAGACCGGATACCTCAAACGCAACAACCAGCTCACCGATAAGCAGTTTGAAGAGGCTGGCGAGGCGATGCAGGCGATGGCTCAGCAGCAACCACGTGAAACCAGGCCCGGTGACAGCGTGATTTGGGGTGGAGGTGGCTCCATTTCCATGAACTCCGTGCTTGGAGGCCAGTTCAAATCGGTGGCTGGAGAGCAAGTGAGCATTCACCCCAAGCAAACGGGCAATTTGACGGGGCCACGGGCGGCGAGTTACATTGCCGACCAAGATAACCTTCAAGTTGACAGGTCATGAGAATCCCAACTGAAGCCCTGGAGCGCGAGCAGTTCTACCTAGACCTGATCGAAAAGTGCTCGGTTTCTATGAACCAGCGCAAGGCTGACTACCTTGGGCTTCGCAGTTGGTATCTCTTTGGCAACGGGCTGGACTCTGCGCCAGCCCTGTACAACAAGATTTATCCGCACATCGACCAGCTCACGAGCTTCCTGTACTCGGCTGAGACAACACGCTTTTCTATCGTCACCGGCGCGTCTGTCCCCGACGCCGAGCACTCCAAGATTCCCGTGCTCACCCGCGCACTCAATGATGAGTGGGCCAACTCCAACGCCGACCAAGTGTTTGCACAGGCCACCTCCTGGGCGCTGTGCTACAACACCACGTTCATCAAGCTGGTGATCAACAAGGGCATCCACCCCTACCTCGTGGAGCCCAACTGCATTGGCGTGCTGCGCGAAGACATCCCCGGTCTGGCCCAGCAAGAAGCTATCGTGCAGGAGTACTACATCACCAAGAGTGAGTTGTACTCTCGTCTGTACAGCCACCCGCACCGCGACGAGATCGTCAAGCGCGTCAATGCAGCAGAACATCAGCGCACCGACAGCCCCGAGGGCGTCGAGCGCATCCTGATGTCGCAGACCAACCCGACGATGTACGGCAACGTCAACCTCGACCTCAGCGGCAACGAGCGTTACAAAGCCCAAGTCTCGGAAGACGTGGTTCGCATGATCGAACTGTGGGTCTACAACGACGACATCAAAGACTACCAGGTGGTCACCAAGGCCGACCCGGACGTCATCATCTATGACCGCCCAGGCGAGATGGTGTGGATGAAGGGCGAGCTGCCTTTCGTGCAGGTCTGCCCCAACCCGCTGTACGACTACTTCTGGGGCCAGTCTGAGGTATCTCGGCTGGTCTACCTGCAAGAGTTGCGCAACAAGCGCATGGCTGAAATCCTAGACCTGCTGAGCAAGCAAGTCTCGCCACCCACGGCGCTCATCGGCTTTACCGGCATCTTGGACGAGAAGAACTTTGCGCTCAACCGCGCAGGGGGTTTGCTGTCCACCGACATGCCCAACGCAAAGGTTGAGAAGCTGGCTCCGAATATCCCTAACGACCTGTTCAGAGAAATCGGCGAGATTGACCTGATGTTTGAAGAGGCATCGGGAATCGTATCCGTACTTCAAGGCCGGGGAGAAGCTGGGGTTCGCTCTTCGGGCCATGCTTCTCAACTTGCACGCCTAGGTTCTAGCCGCGCCAAGAAACGCGCCCTCATCATTGAGGATGCGCTAGAAAAGATGGCCACGCTGTACCTCAAGGCCATGCAGATTTACAGCCCGACGCACTACAAAGATACGCACGGGCAAGTTTTCTTCCCAGGCCAGTTCACACGTGACTTCATGGTCAAGGTAGACGCGCATTCCAACTCGCCCATCTTCATGGAAGACATGCGGCAGATGGCGTTCTCACTCTACAACGCCAAGGTCATCGACAAGGAAAGCCTGCTCGACCTGACCGACCCGCCCATGAAGCAGCAGCTCAAAGAGCGTCTGAAGATCATGGAAGAAAAGGAAGCAGCTATGCAGGCTGCAGCAGCAGCCGCACAGCAAAAGCCGCCAGAGAATGTGCCCCAGCCTCCGCAAGAAGCCGGTGGCGGGATGTCTCCAGACCTGCCGCTTATCCAGTAAGGAGCCACCATGCAAAACAATGGCAGCCCGTCTTCCGGTGTGCAGCAACCCACCGCAGACCAGCCCCGCTACTCTACGGATCAGCTGCGTGCAGAGGAAAAAGCACCCACCATGCAGTACCGCCAAACCAACATCAAGACGTATTCCGGGCGTTACAACCGCCCTACTCGTCGTTGATGCTATTGACAACCGAGAAGTAAACACTTACAAACTCGCCCAACGAGGTATATATGAGCGTCCCAGCCGAAAAACTGATGGAGCTTATGCGCGGCCAGCAATCCGCTGGCGCTGCCATGCCCAAAATTGAAGTCGAGATGGAAGACAAAGAGGAGATGTCCAGCGAGGACACGCCTCCTATGGGCTCTCCTATGTCCACTCCTGAGCCAAAACTGGGCAACAAAGAGGGCGCATTGGTCAATATCGGCATCGTCATCGACATGCTGGAGCAGTCTTTGCCTGCTTTCGGAGCAGATTCGGAAGAGGGTAAAGTGGTAATGGACGCCATTTCCAAGCTCAACAAGATGCTCGGAGGGCGCAAGTCTTCCGTTAATGAGTTGCAGCAAGCTGAAATCATGCAGCTCATGCAAACATTGCCCCAGGCTGGTGGCGCAACGCCTGAAGGGCGTGCAATGGCACAAGCGCCCATCCCCGGTGCACCCATGATGGGCGCACTACAACCCAAAATGTAAGGAGTCTTAAATGGACTTGTTCAAACCCCGTGGTGCTGCTGCCCCCCGTCGTCCTACGGACAACAACCAGCAGAACGGCCAGATGGTCAACACCCCTCGCTTCTCTCAATTTGGTGGCCTTGACAGCGCCAGCAAGTACAAGAAGAACGCGATGGCTGTGCAAAAGCCTGGTGACGGCAAAAAAGTTATCTAATTTAGATAAGAGGGTAAAGCTATGTCACTCGAAAACCTTGATCCTTCCGCTCGCGATGAGTTGGCCGCACTGGCGCAGCAACTCGCTGAGAACCCTGAGACTCGTAAAGAGTTCTTGCGCATGACCAAGAAGGTCAAACCCGACCTTCCCATTCCTGAGCTTGAACTTGAGAACACCGTCAACAAGGCGGTGGCTCAGTCTGACCAGCGCGTGCAGCAACTGGAAGCCAAGTTGCGCGAGAAGGAAGCAATGGACACTCTTGAGAAGCGCCGTCAGGCTCTGATTGAGAAAGGTCTGATTGAGTCTAAGGACGACATCAAGGCAGTGGAGAAACTCATGCTGGAGCGCGGTATTACCAACCACGAGACAGCCGCTGAGTACCACAAGTGGATGAAGCAGGCTGCTACGCCGACTTCTTCTGGCTACAACCCCAATGCTGTCAAGCAATTTGACCTTGGACGTTACTGGAAGAACCCGACTGGCGCAGCCCGTGATGAAGCGGTCAAGGCTCTGACTGAGTTGCGTAAACCTACGCGACCCATCGGGCTTTAAGAGGGTATCTTTTTAAAGTAAGGAGGCCATATGGCTATCGGTGGCGGCATCCTTCCGGCAGCAGGCTCAACTCAACTTACCGAGTTGACCTATGTCACCCGGAGGGCGTTTATTCCCAAGATGGTTGTACAGCTGTACAACTCCACGCCTCTCATGGCGGCTCTGATTGCCAACAGTCAGCAAGCCTCGGGCGGTGTGTCTTCCGTGGTTGTGCCCGTGCAGGGCGCTCAGTTCGTAAATGCTCAGTGGTCAGACTACAGCGGCTCGTTCGCTCAGCCGTCTGTCCAGCAGGGCGCTTACAACGCTGAGTTCAATCTGAAACTCATGATCTCCCCCGTGCCTTTCCTGGGCATGGAAGGTGCCGTCCAGCAAGACGCCGCCGTGATTCCGCTGATCGAAGCTCGCATGAACGATGCGACCAACGTGATGATGGACGCGATGGCCACCTCGCTGTACAACAACACCACCAACACGCAGCAGTTCACTGGTCTGCCGTTGGCTGTTGCTGATTCCGGCACCTACGGCAACATTGACCGCTCCACCTACACCTGGTGGAAGAGCAAGCAGTACGCTGCAGGCTCGGTCAACCCGACCCGTCAGAACATCCTGCAGTACATCTCCGGCACCGTAAAGAACGGCGCTGAGATGCCCAGCTTCGGTGTCTGCGGTTTCGGTACTTGGACGCTGCTGGCTCAGGACTTTGTGGGCCAAGAGCAGTACGTCATCACTCCGGGCTCGGGCTTTGACGGCGACCCCAACGGGCCGCAGGCTGCATTCCGCGCCCTGATGGTTGCTGGCGTTCCCATCTATCCCGATCCGTACTGCCCCGAGGGCACGGTGTACTTCCTCAACACCAACTACCTGTCGCTCTACATCCATGAGCAGGGTTCGTTTGTGTTCACAGGCTTCGAGTCCACCCTGCCGAACTGGCAGATTGGTTACGTCGGTGCGGTGCTGATGATTGCCGAATTGGTAAACGTCAAGCCCAAGGCGATGTCCAAGGTGACGGGCTACAACTACCTCACCCTGTAAGGAGTACTCGTCATGGCACTCGGACTTAACAAAATCCTCGTTGCAGGCGCACTGACCAACTCGGCTGGCGCCTACTTTCAAACCACCACGGTCACCGCGACCACGGCTGGTACGAAGGTTCCTGCTGGCACCTACCTGATGTTTCCCACGGCAAACGTGACTGTCACGGCCAACAATGGCTCGTCAATCACCACGCTGATGGCTAACAACACTGGTGGCGTGCTAATCTCTGACGGCATCAACGTGTTTGTCAACGCCGCTTCTACCAACACCACCGTGACTCTCGTGACTGTGGATGGTGGCGAAGCCGTTTCAAGCACCTACGCTTAAGGAGTAGGCAATGAACGCGAATCATGTAGGTGCACTCTACCCTGACCGATTCGGCAGCTTTGGTGTTGGCAAGCAGGCCACCGTTAACATCGGTGCCACTAGCAACGCCGCAGCTACGATCTTCATGGGTGGTGGTTCTAGCTACATCGTTCGCCGTATCGTTGTCGCAAACGCCAACAAGAACATTGCAACCGGCAATGTGAGCATTCTCACCAGCAATGATGGGAATGCTTCCAACGCCATTGCAAGCGCAACCTTGTTGTCCAACGTCACCAGCACTTCGACCTTCCAAAACCTGACCCTTGCGGCTGGCGCGGCTACCACCGTGTACAGCGCAGGGGCCTTGTATGTCAAGGTCAACACTGCTGTGTCGGATGGAACTTGTGACATCACGGTATTTGGCGATGTTGTAACGCTATGAGCGATGTTGTCTACGTAACCAGTGACGACGAGCAGACCTTCTCTGCGGAGTTCTGCGCTGTCGAATACACGTTCAAGAAGGGTGAAACGACTGCCCTGCCTATGGCAGCAGCACGACACATCTTCGGTTGCGGCGACAATGACAAGATGCCGTACCTGATCCGTTTGGGTTGGGTACGGCTCAACACCGAATACGAAAAAGGATTGGAGAGGTTGGCCAAGATTAAGTTCTCGGCAGAGCCTCCAAGCAAAGGCCGCTCGTTACCCTCGGCGGTTGGGGTAGTACCTCTGCACGTTGAAAAACGTGCAGGGGGAAAAGCCAATCCTAGGGCTGCTTAATATGGACGCTAAATGGCAACGCTATCTTCCTACCTTCTGGAAGTGCAAAGGCTCTTGCACGATGCTAACAGCGTCTTCTGGAGCGAAACCGAGCTAACTGATTACATCAATGAAGCTCGGGAAGAGGTTGTACGCGACACTGGCTGTCTGCGTAAGCTGCAGATTTCCTACACGCCTCTAGCTCCTGACGGCACAGCAGCGGTTATTTGGACGCAAGGTGCAACTGTCACTACCGGCAGTTACATCTTCTCCAACATCTTCATCTACGAGGTTGTCTCTGGCGGTGTACTGGGCACTTCTGCCCCTCCGTATCCGTCAGGAGCCAATGTCTTCCCGCCAACCACCAACTTTACAGACGGCACGGCCACGCTGCGCTACGTCGCCAACGCAGAAATCATCCCGTACTCTGCGCTACCACAGGGCGACCAAACGCTAGACGTTATCAACGTGACCCTGTACTGGGGCAACTCACGCATTCCGCTGCGGTATCTGCCGTGGTCTGACTTCAACGCACAGTTGCGTTATTGGCAGAACTACGTAGGCCGTCCGGGGTGCTTCTCTACCTACGGACAGAAATCACTCTACATCTCACCCGTGCCTGACCAGTCATACACGGTTGAGGTGGATACCGTCATGCTGCCTGCTCCCTTGAGCCTTGCCACCGCTAGTGCTGTGGACGAGATCAAAGCACCGTACACCAACCCTGTTCAGTTTTACGCAGCCTACAAGGCCAAGTACAAGGAACAGAGCTACGGAGAGGCAGAAATCTTCAAACAACAATACCTCAAGGATGTGCAAGGAGTGCTCAACACCGTGTACACCCGCCGCATTCCAAGCCCATACTCGCAGATTTAAATTATGGCAGCGGCTGAACAGAAGAAGTCCTACGCTGTCATCAAGAATTTCCTTGGTATCAACACCAAGGCAAACCGCACTGCGATTGATGAAAAGGAATTTGCCTGGATTGAGAACGCCATGCCCATCGGGTTTGGCAACATTAAGATCATTCCAGCGCAAAAGACGGTGCGAGATAGCGGCAACACAGCCGTTGTCTTCGCCAACACCACCGTACACCTGACATCTGCCAACATCCTGCTGGACGACTACATCATGTCGTTCGATGACGCAGGCGGTGCCCAGTACTTTGACATCACCACAGGCACAAAAGGCAATGTGGCACCTGTCAATACCTTCTCCGGCGATGATGTCAACACCGCTCAGTACAAAAACGAGCTGGTCATCATCGGTGACCCGGAAAAAGGTCTGTTTACCTGGAATGGCACAAACCTTGTCAGCGGTAATTCTGTTGGTTACATAGGCATCACCAACCCAGGGTCTGGCTATACGCAGGCTCCGGTGGTCACAATCTCTGCGCCCAACCAGGCCAATGGCGTACAGGCGCTTGCAGAGGCCACGATTACCACGGCTGCAGGTGGCGTGCGTGCAATCGTCGTTGACACGCCTGGTACTGGCTACACCACTGTCCCGCTTGTCACGATTTCTGCCCCTGACATTGCTGGAAGCGTCACCGCCAAAGCATCGGCAACGATTAGCAGCGGCAATGTGGTGTCCATTACGGTCACGGAAACAGGTAGTGGTTACATCAAAACGCCTACCGTCACCATCACAGGTGGCGGCGGCGCTAGTGCCAACGCAGTTGCCACCATCAGCACAGGGCAACTTACCAGCATCTTCCTCACAGAAGCAGGTTCTGGCTACACATCGCCACCCACTGTCACCATTGAGGCTGCGCCAGCCGGTGGAACCAATGCTACTGCTATTGCCCAGCTCACGACATTTAAGAAAGGCACAGTCTCTGTCGTTGTAACCAACGGCGGCAGTGGCTACGCCAACGCTGCCAACGTCGTTGTCACTATCGGCAATGCAACTGGCTACACCACCAAGGCTACGGCCACAGCAATTGTCAGCGGCAATACGGTCAACCAAATCATCATGACCAATCCTGGGGCCGGGTATACCTCGACCTCTAACGTGGTGGTGACGATTACGGGCGGCGGTGGCAGTAACGCAGCAGCAAAAGCCATTGTCAACACAGACGATGTGCAGGATGTGGCCACGTTTGGTGGCAGAGTGTGGATAGCTTCTGGAAGAAACCTGTACTACTCGGCTGCAGACAGCGCCACCGACTTCACATCTGTCTCCGCAGGCAGCTTGACGCTCACAGACTCAACCCTGCGCGGCAACATCAAGGCTATTGTTTCTGCCAACAACTTCCTGTACATCTTTGGCGAGACAAGTATCAACATCATTTCTGACTTGCGTGTGACACAAGAGGGCACAACCCTCTTTACCAACACCAACGTCAGCGCCAGTATTGGCACAGGCCGCACAGACGCTATCTTTCCGTACTTCCGCAGCTTGCTGTTCATGAACGACTACGGCATGTACGCCCTGGTCGGTTCTACCACTAGCAAGTTGTCAGACACGCTAGATGGCATCTTCCCAAACATCGACTTCACACAGCCGATAACGGGTGGTCAGGTTTTGATCAACAACATCCTGTGTGCCGCATTTAACTTCACCTACAACGACCCCGAGACATCACCACCAACTCCACGGCAGGTGCAGGCCATCTTCTTTGACAAGAAATGGTTTATTGCTAGCCAAGGAGCTATTGACTATGTGGCCTCGGTTCCGGTTGCAGGAACAATTCGCTTGTATGGCACCGCTGATAAAGACCTGTATCAGCTCTACGGTAACGATAGTGCGCCAATCAACAGCATCATCAAGACGGCGCTCATGCCGCTCAATGATCCTATCCGCACCAAACAAGCATTGAAGTTTGGTGTGGAAGCCACGCTGTCGGAAAGCGCAACCTTTGACATCACTGTAGACAGTGAAGTGGCATCTAGCCCTGTGTACACGCTGAGCAACAACATCCAGTGGCTCAACAACGCAGGTCAAGTGATTCCCTGGACTAACAACTCATCTCAAGTTATTGGCTGGCTGCAGTCTTCTGGCTATTTCCTCTACAAGTCAGATGCCCAACAATATGGCAAATACCTGGGCCTCACGCTCACCAGTAGCGACCCAGGGTTTGTGGTCAACACGTTTGAGATGGAACACGAATTAAGAGTGAGGTTCTGACATGGCCGTCCCGTACACCTTTGCTGGCGCTACTTCTTCTATCCCGCTGTCACAGCTGGATACAAACTTCGCATCCACCATCACGCTGGGCAATACCGCTATCCAACTGGGTAACACGGTAACCACGCTCAACAACATGACGTTGGCTAACGTCACCATTTCCAGCGGGAATGTGACCATCACCAACGTCACGGTCACGACGGCTAACGTTACGGTTGGCAACATCACCACGCTTACCGGCACCAGCGCGACCTACACCAACATCACCAGCGGCAACGTCACCATCACGGGGGGCACGCTCAACAATGTTGCTATTGGCGGCACCACGGCAGCTTCTGGCGCATTTACCACGCTGTCTGGTAATGGCGCTTTCTCGCTTACAGGCGACCAGGTGCAGATTTCTGAAGGCGGCACAGGACAGACAACGGCCAACGCAGCCTTCAACGCGCTGGCCCCCTCGCAGACGAGCAACTCTGGCAAGTATTTGAAGACGGATGGCGCCAATACCTCCTGGGATGCTATCGACATCAACACTGCCGACATCACCGGCACGCTGCCAATCCTCAACGGCGGTACTGGTCAGACGACAGCTAACGCTGCGTTTAACGCCCTAGCTCCGTCCCAAACCTCCCAGTCTGGCAAGTACCTTAAGACTGACGGCACTAACGCTTCTTGGGATGCGCTGGATATTTCTACCGCTGACATTACCGGAACCCTGCCTATTGCCAACGGTGGTACAGGCTTGACGGCTCTGGGAACAGGCGTGCAGACGGCGCTGGGGCAGAACGTCACAGGCTCTGGTGGCATCGTACTGGCCACCTCACCTGTGCTGACCACGCCTAACCTCGGTACGCCCTCAGCAGCTACTTTAACGAACGCTACTGGCCTTCCGATCTCTACAGGTGTCTCGGGACTTGGGACAGGCGTAGCCACGGCCTTAGGAGTCGCTGTAGGCTCTGCTGGGGCCTTTGTAGTCAACGGCGGTGCTCTGGGTACTCCTTCGTCTGGTACGGTCACTAACCTTACTGGTACGGCCTCTATCAACATCAACGGTACTGTTGGTGCTACTACCCCGACCACGGGAGCATTCACGACTCTGAGTGCGTCTGGGAACATCACTGTCTCAGGCGGCACCGCCAACGGAGTGGCCTACCTCAATGGGTCAAAGGTGCTGACCACGGGGAGTGCGCTGACTTTTGATGGGACGAATTTGGGTCTGTCAAACAGTGCGGCGGCAACGGTAGTAAAAATTGATGGCTCTGGTCGATACAAGCAGTTTGAAACTTATTCTTCTGGAACTAGACAGTTTTACATTGGATGGGATAACACCAGTCAAGTAGCAAACATTACAAACGACAACAATTATCCAATCCTGTTCAGCATTACAGGCTCCGAACAAATGCGCCTGACCTCCACAGGTCTGGGCATTGGGACGAGTTCGCCTGCATTTAAACTGTCTGTTCAAGGCAATGCAATCATCGCCGGATCAAACCCGTATTTGGCATTTGGTGCAAGCGCATCATCTGGTTCAACCCCAACCTATATCGAAAGAAATGGAACAACAGGGCTGCAAACCTTCTACAACAATGGCACGGGCACAAACGGCGCAATGGCTTTTGTTATCGGTGCTGGTTCAGAAGGAATGCGCCTCGACTCCTCCGGTAACTTGGGCATTGGGACGAGTTCGCCCCTTGCAAGATTAGATGTTGTATCTGCTTCTCAAAATCTCAGCAGAGTTAGAAGTAGCGGGGCAAATGAAGCGGTTTTTCTTTTCCAAAATTCAAACACAGGAACTAGTGCTGGCGACGGACTTTATTTAGGCATCGTCGCCGCGATGGATGCGTACTTGTGGAATTACGAAAATAACCCAATTATTTTTGGCACCAACAACGCAGAACGCGCCCGGATTACCTCGGGTGGGGATTTGTTGGTTGGGACGACCAATGCTGCTCAAGGTGCGGGTAACGGTAACAAGCTAATTTCGAACGGCGCGGTTTGGGTAGTTAACGCCGCTACAGGCGATGGCTTTTCTTATTACAACTCATCGGCGGCGGCTTACAGGTTCTATGTAAGCGCAGCAGGAACTATCAGCGCCACCAACACAACCATCAGCGCAATCTCAGATCAGCGGTTCAAGGAAAACATCGTTGACCTTGATGTGGGCCTAGATGCGGTCATGGCGCTCAAACCACGCAAGTTTGACTGGAAGGCCGGTAAGGGCAAGGACATCAAGGGCGACCGTGGATTCATTGCCCAAGAGTTTGAGCAGGTATTCCCTGACCTGATTGATGAGTGGAAAGACCCTGCACCGGAAGGTGAAGAACCCTACAAGTCGGTGCGTCAAGACCTGATTCCCGTGCTTGTGAAGGCCATCCAAGAACTGAAGGCTGAACTCGACACGGTGAAAGCCGAACTTGCAACCCTGAAAGGAAACTGAAAATGGCAACGACTTTCAACTGGGTCATCACGGCCCTTGACTGCATCCCCCAAACCCCCGAAGGCGCGGACTATGTGGTCACAGCCCACTGGACTTGCAACGGCACGGACGGAACCTACAACGGCTCCGTCTACAGCACCTGCTCGTTCCCGGTCACCCAAGGCAGTTCATTCGTGCCGTATGCCGATCTGACTCAGGACACTGTGCTTGGCTGGTGCTGGGATAACGGCGTAGACAAGGATGCTACTGAAGCTGCCGTACAGCAGCAGATCGACAACCAGATTGACCCCCCGATCATTCAACCGCCTCTGCCCTGGAGCCAAAATGGTTAACTCACCTTTTACCGCCTCTGGTAACACCGTTACCTTCACCGCTGCTGCCACCGCTCCGACGGCTGTGCAGGCTGTTTCCACCACGCTGGGAGGCAACCAGTACCGTATCCTTAACTCAGGGTCGGTAACCGTGTTCTTGGGTGTTGGGTCTACTGCGTCTGGAGCAGGCAACAATGCTGCGGTAGTCAGCACCACGGGTGCGTCTATTCCGTTGTTTGCCAACAGTGCGCAAATCCTGACCTTTACCCCTAATGCGTACTTCACTGGTGCAACTGCCAGCGGTACTGCTGTGGTGTATGTCACGCCTGGTGATGGCAACTAAGACGGTGCTGTAGGGCCATGAACTTCGACGACCTATCAAATGTCAAGTTTGGGGATGTCGATGGCCTTGGCCGTATGCTCTTTGAGAACGGATTGCAGCACCGTTTGTTCTACAACATCTTGGGTGACCAGGGTGTTGCCATTCCAGACTATCCGATCATGGAAGCAGAGCCTGCCAATCTTGATGATTGGCTATTTGTGCACAACCAAATGCACCAGGCTATTGCCTCCTTGCTCAACCTGGATAATCCGTTTCAGTTGCTGGACGCAGATTGGAATGTGGAAGAAGACTTTTATGACTGGCTTGGCGTCCATGAAAGCATCCACAAACAGATTGCCCAAAGGCTAGGGGTTTGACATGGCATTGCAGCAAGAGATGGACGAGCAAGAGCTGCTGAACGTAGTAGCCCAAGATGAGCAACGCTCTAGCGTCATGTCATTGGTGCCTACGTTTAGGGCATTTATCTACGAAGGTGGGCGCAATGACGAACAGGCCACCATCCGTGGACTGGCTTATGCCATTTCCAACGGCCTTACGCCGCAGCAAACCGTAGACTTGTTCAATGCTGCGCTGGGCACGTCATTTACCGTTGAAAACTACAACGCTGCTGTTAGCTTTTACAACGATCAAATCCAAGCAGAGTTAGCTGCTCCTGCTGCGGCACCCGCCCCTGCTCCCGCCCCTACTCCTGCACCAGCACCGACCCCGGCTCCTGCTCCAGAGCCTGCACCAGCTCCTGCTCCAACACCCGCGCCTGCACCAGTTGATGAAGCTGCAGCCGTTGACACGATTGACCAAGACATCCTAAACCTTGTTGCCGCTGAGCAGCAAGCGCCCACTCCTGCACCCGCGCCAGCTCCAACGCCTGCTCCGGCTCCAGCGCCAGTTGCTGCTGCGCCTGCACCCGCTGCTGAAGAGACTACGCAGAATGATCCTCTGCGCTTTGATGGCGACCTTGGATACATCACCAACAATGCTATTGAGCGCCAGCTAGACGCTATCCGTCAGAAGTATCCAGACGCAGAAATCACGCCCATCTTGCAAGAAGGTGAGCCCACACGAGAAGGTGATCCGACCTATCTTCCCAGCATCAACTTCATTCAAGTTAGGCAAGCGACAAAGACACCAGGGCTAAACGTAGCGTTTGGCGTTGATACCAGTGGCAACAAGATTGCAGGCACGGACAAGTTCTTCCGCAACCAATCCTTCTTCCAAAGCCCAGTCTTTGGCATTTTGGTTTCTGCTGTTCTTCCTGGTCTTGGTGAGTTCTTTGCTGCCCAACTGGCTGCTGCTGGAGTTGTAACAGGACAAGTAGCAACGACGGTAGGTAACGCACTAGCCAAGATTGCTGTAGATGTAGCAGCAGGTAAAGACTTTGGCGACTCAGTTCGTGATGTTGCGCTGTCTACGGCTATTAGCTCTGGCATGCCTAACCTTGGGCCGTCTATTCAGAACTTGGTAGGCGACCCACAACTGGCTCAAGTGCTGCAAAGTGCTGGTAATGCGGCCATTACCACTGCTGCACAGGGTGGTGATGGCTCTGCCATTCTGCGCTCTGCCATTGCCGCTGGTTCTGGAGCCGCTGTAGGACAGCAAGGTGGTGCAACAGCTGGTGCTGTAACACGCAGTTTGGTAGCCACGGGCGACCCTGCTGCTGCGTTAACAGCAGGTGTTGGTCAGTTAGCAGGACAAGGCGGTCAGGTTGTTGCTCAAAACATTGCTGACCAAGGTGTATCCAGACTACCTTCTACAGCCCCGACAACAACGGTAACGACAGGGCCAAATCTGTCTACTAGTGTCGGTGGTTTTGGCGGCACTACGCTAGATACAGAAGCCACGAGATTTAGTGGCGTTGGCGATATGCGCGGTGGTTTTGATCCCAACAGCCAAGAAGCGTTGATTGCTCAAGGCATGTTGCCGCAAGGTGTGCGAATCCAAACATTCAATCAGCTAGAAGCTGTGCGAGTGTTGTCGCAAGCCAATCCTGCGCTGTTGGCAAGCATGAGCCAAGGCGATCTTAACGAAGCCGCTGGCTACATCCTTAACAACCAAGAAGAACAACTTGCTCAAAAGGCTGTTACTACACCGGCAGGCCAAGGGCTTGGTTTGGTGCCACGAGCTGCCAACATTTTTACAGTTGAAACCATTCCAGAAGATCAATTGCCTTCATTTATAGAAGATCAAGGCGCTGTTTATTCTCTGATTGGTAACCGTGCTTTCCGCATTGCCTCACAAGACGAAGTTTCTAGAGGTGACGCCACCATTCTTTACGATGATAAAGGCCGCGCTTACTATGGTGTTGAAGTCTTTGGATTTACTACGCCTGGTAAAAAGTTGACCGCTGAAGAACAAAAAGACGTTCTACAGCAACAATACACGACAGAGGCTTCACAGCAAATAGACCCTGAGACTGGTCAGCCCATGCTGTTGACTGCTGGTACTGGCGGCAACATTGGCGCAGCAAACATAGTTGGAGGCACTGCTGCGGCTGTTGCCAAGGGTGTTGGCGAACAACTTGGTTATCTTGGCACCTTGACTGGTAGCCAAAAGCTGCAAGATGTAGCCGCCAATCTCACAAGCTATGGCACAGGCGCAACTTCCGCAAATGTGCGTCTAGGCCAGCAAGACATCATCAACGCCATTGCTAACGCAGATGGCGTGTTAGGCAAAGCTGTAGCTACTATTACCGCTTCTGCTCGCAATCCTGCTGCGCTGCTGGACTGGGGAATCTCAGAAGGCGTGCAAGAAATTGCTCCGTTGCTCACCGGTGTTGGGGTGGGCCGTGCTGTAACTGCCGCAGCAAAACTAGCACTTGGCGAGCGTATTGCTAGCAAATATGGTGTGGCTGCAGCCGTTGGCACTAACGCAGCCACAGACGCCGGTGAGTCTGCTATTGCAACCTATCAGCAGGTCAAAGAAAGCCTGATAAACCGTGGGTTTAGTGAAGAACGCGCCTCTCAGATTGCAATGCCTGCAGCTCTGGCTAGCGGTTTTATCACGCTAGTAACGTCTGCTGTCGGTGAGTCTGAGCTTGTTGCTGCTGCTACCCGTGGTGTTCCTGGCAGGGTTGGCCGCTCTATCGTTCGTGAAACGCCGTCTGAGTTTGCAGAAGGGTTTGGTCAGGGTGTGGTTGAAGCTGTTGCCATCACCAACAGACTGCCGACTATTGACCAAGCATTGACTCAAGGTTTTGTGGAAGCCCTGGTAGGAGGCACAACTACAGGCGGCATCACTGCTGGGCAGTCTGTGCTTGCTGGTACAGGCGCAGGAACTGGGACAACCGCACTGCCTGGTGTTGGAGCTGCGGCTACCACTACGCCTGCGGTTGTTGTCACATCTAATCCCACAACTGCGGTGGTGATCGACAGCACGGGCAACACTTTAACCGTCAGCAACAACACTGGCACGACCCTCACACCTGGTTCGTCCGTTAGTCTGGATACCGTAAACAACACGGTAGTTTCTCCGACCACGGCTGCTGCAACCACAACAACCACCGGCACAGAAGCCACCACAACACCCAGCACTGCGCCAACAACTGCACCAACGACTGCTGCAACTACAGCCACAACGGCTGCAACAGAAACAGCGTCACAGAAAGCATTGCGCGATGCTGCTGCTGCGCAGGGCGTCACACTGCCTACTGATTGGTTTGGGTTGTCCGGCGAGGCTAAAGCTACTTGGCTGTCCAACAACAATGTTTCTGCTGAAACCATCACTGCTCTAGCAGGCGCAGATGGGTTGGCCGCACTGCAAGCTGTTGGCTATGTAGACAAAACCAAAGCAGCACCAGCCACGACCAACAACACCGCCGTTGTCATCAGCTCTGACACCAACAACACGTTAGTGATAACTAACAATGGCACCGTTACGCTGGTTAACAACGGTACAGGCAACACGTTAAACACGGGTGCGGTTGTTAACCTAGACGCCACCAACAACACAATTACGAACAACACAGGCACCGTCAACACCAATGTTGCCAACACAGGCGCTGACGCCAACAACACGCCGCCTACAGCAGCCACGGCCAATAACATCAATAACACCGTTACTAACTTAGCCACATCCCAGTTGGTAACGCCCAATGATGTCAACTCTGGCGCTGCAGCCACGGCAGTGGTTAACGTGGTGGCGCAGACAGATGCCACATCTCAAACGGCTGTAAACGTAACCCAGGACGTTGTAAACCAAGTAGCTGGCACTGCGCCCACAACCGCAGCGGCAGATACCGTCACTGCAACTGCTCCGACCACGACTCCCGGCACATCTACGGCTGTGGTGGTAGCCGTTGACCCGGATACCAACAACGTGTTGGTTATGGATAGCGCGGGTGCTGTGCAGGTGGCCACAGCCTCTCCTGGCACCGCGCCTGGTGCGACGGTAGATATTGCTGTTGATCCCACCACGGGAGCGGCAACGGTGGTGACGGCACAACCCGCTACGCAGCCAGAGACTGCTACACAACCTGAGACTGCTACGCAGCCGGAAACGACTACGCAGCCGGAAACTGCTCCTGCTACTGCGCCGGTTACACAAGCCCAGCCGGAAGTTGAGCCCGAGGTTACGCCGACAGCTCAGCCGGAGACACAGCCTGAGCCAGAAAGTCAGCTAGAAACTCAGCCAGAAACCCAGCCTGACACCACAACTCAGCCAGAAACAACGCCCACAATCAATATCACACCCAACGAAGAAGCGTTGATTGGTGAAATTTTGCGGCTAATTTCTCGTGAGCAAGGGCCGATGATTGGCGGTGTGGAAGGTATTCCAGAGTTTGGTGTGACTCCTAGCGGTGTGCCGGAAGATGAGGCGGCAGCTCGTCGGGCTACTGAGCGCAGGCAGCAAACTGGATCACCTCGTGGTGGCGCAGCTATTACGCCTTTGTTCTCTCCGCAACAGCGCGGTACTGTGGCTAGAACTTTGGGTTCTACTGCTCTGCAGGAATCATTGACAGCATTTAGACCAGCGGGTGAAATCCGTGCTGGTACTGGTAAGCCTCGTAAAAATGTGTGGAACGAGGCTTCTTTGCGGCTAAAAGACGCACTAGGACTGTGAAATGGCATCGTTTATCAAAAACATGACCCAGGTTGGTGGCGGTTCCCGCCAGATTGCACGTTTGTTGCAGGCAAAAGCGCCTCCCAACCACATCCTGGCCTATATCACGCCAGAAGAAGCCAACTTGCTAGAGGCGCGTGGCGGCAGCGGAAGGGAAGACCCCAACACGGGTATTCCTACTTTCCAGGTGGAAGAGCCACCTATGGATATGTTTACCCCGCCAGCAGACACGGTTGCTCCTATTGAGGACACCGGAGCGTTTGACTTTGGTGCAGGTGCAGAAACTTACAGCCCATTTGTGGACTACGGGTTTGGCACGCTGAATCAACCACTGCAGCCGCCGCCTGTGCTTAACGAGCTGGGCCAGCCTGCATTGCTAGAGACTCCGCAGCCTTTGCGTGCAGAAACAGGTTTGCGTGAGCCTACGGCGGCTGATCGTGCAGCAGCGCCAGCAGCAGCAGGAGGTGATGACTTCCTCAAGCGCCTAGCGTTGGCAGGCGTGACGGGTTTGTTTGGTGCTCGTCAGGCTCGTGCAGCACAGCGCACAGCCGGTGCAGCAGCAGAAGAACAGCGTGCACTAGGACGCCCATACCAGGAGCAAGGGCGCCAGTTGCAGGCAGCAGCTCAACGTGGTGAGTTGAGCCCAGTAGCCCAGCAGTCTATGCAGGCACTGCGTGCTCGACTGGCGCAGGGTGCTCAGGCCCGTGGTGGCGTGGGTGCAGCCCAGGCTATGCAGCAGGCTGAGAACTTCCGTCAACAGTTGTTGCAACAGCAGTTTGATTTTGGCTTGAAGCTGGCTCAGATTGGTGATCAGTACGCTGCTGGCGCTATCAAGACTGGATTGCAGGCTGACCAATACGTCAACAGCCTAACCAATTCTTTCTTTAGCAACATTGCGCGTACTTTGTTCTCGCAACCTGCACAGCAACCGCAACCGCCTGGAGGCCGCTAATGGCTGAAGAACTCGCCAAGATTGATACCGAGGTCAAGGTCACTGAGCCTAAGCCACAGGCGGGTGGGCGCTTGTCGTTTTCCGACATCATGGGTGTGCGCCAACCTTTTACGCAAAAGAAGGGCGAACTGCGTGAAGAAATAAAAGGCACGGAAGGCGAGATTCTTGCTGGTCAGCAGGCCCAAAAGGAAATTGGCGCTGAAGGCAAGATGGCTGTTGAGCAACAAACTGCTGCAGAAGTAGGTGGCGCTCAGCAACGCTTTCAGCAAAAGATGCAGGCAGAGCCGCTACCGGCTTTTGTCCCGAGCCAAGACAACTTCAAAGACATTGCTGGTCTGTTCTCGTTGATCGGCGTGGTGGGCATGGTGGCTGGCAAGAGCAGTGGGCTTGCGGCCATGAATGCCATGAACGGCATGTTGGAAGGCTACCGTGCAGGACGCAACGACCTGTACAAGCGTGAGCGTGACGTCTTTGACAAGAACTTCAAGACGATGCTGCAAAAGCACGCTGAGTTCCGAAAAGAGATGGATGACGCTATTAAGTTAGCGCAGACTAACAGGCAGGCAGGATTGCAGGCGGCAGAGCTTGCTGCTGTCAGGGCCGGGTCTGAAATTGTGAAAGCACAAGTTAGACGTGGTGACCTTCTCGGTGCTTATGAAACTGTGAAGGACGCAGAAACTGGAGCAGTCAAAGCCCTAGAGATGGTCAACGCAAACGTCAATGCAGAAATTGCTGCTCGTGAGAGAGCAAAACAGGCAGCTCAAGCATTGGCTCAACGCAATGTTCAGTTGGTGCAAACGCCAGAAGGTCTGCGTACTATTGATGTAGGCACGGTGCCACGTGCAACTCCAGAAGAAATGGCAAAGGCAACGCCATTCAAAGGTGGTGGACAGCAAGCAAGAGCTGGTCAAAACGCATTGATCTTTGCATCTCGCGTGTATGGCAACATTGAAAACGCTGCCCAAGATTTGCAAAATATCATGACGCTGCCAGGTGTTGCTCAGTCTCCTGTGTTAGCCGGGATTATTGGCACAGACCCAGGAACTGCCATCAGAAGCATGGGCGCATTGGTTGCTCGGTCAATTACCACTCCAGAGCAAAAAGCCTTTGAACAGATTACCAACAGCCTAGACGCAGCATTGTCACGTCTTGAGGCGCAAGGTCTTGCTTCTGGCGCTACCAAGTCTAGTATTCAGAGCTTTAACGCACTCAAGCCTCGTGCCGGTGACAAAGCTATCAACATGGCGTTGTACATAGCCAGAGTTAAACAGGAGATTGAGACTGGCATTCGTGTGCATGACAAGATGCCTGGCACTACAGACGAGCAACGCACGGCAACCAAAGAGATTCTCAACAATCTAGATAAGGTTGTGCCATATGACGTAACGGATGTGCTTTCCGTTCTTGGTCGTGGTCGATCAACGATTGACGACAAGATGCAAAAGTTGCTGCAGGTGCCACCTGTTGCTCGTGGATACGACGCCACCGTAACTGGACAAACGCAACCAGCAGCCGCACCTGCCGCTACACAAGCTCCAACTGGACAGGTTGACATTACGCAAGAGCGTCAACGTGCTCAACAAGCCATTGCCAATGGCAAGGATGAGGAGCAGGTTCGCAAGCGGTTCAAAGAAAGAACTGGCCAGGAGCTGTAATGAACGGATACGAAGACCTGCCTGACAAGGCAAAAGACGCTGATCCGTACGGCGACATTCCACAAGGGAAAGGTGGCGCTGCGTTTGGCATTTATCCCAAGCAGCGTGCTACGCCTTCCAAGCCAGAAACCAAGCAAGCCATGAGCCGGTTTGCCGAGACAACTGGCGAGCTTCTTGGCTTGGGAACAACAAAAGAGCCTGAGTTTGCTCCTGGTCAGATTGCAACGGCAGGTGGTGTTGGTGCCGTTGGTGGAGCTGTTGCGCCCCAGGTGTTGCGTACTACTGGCGGTGTTCTTAGCCGTATCCCAACTATTCCTACCAGAGCTGCTGGCGCTGGATTGACTGCACTTGGCACAGGATTGCAGCAAACCTCCGCTGCTCGTCGTGCTGCTTTAGGTGGTGGTGGTTTTGCTGGTGCCGAGACTGGTGGACAAGTTGCCGCACTAAGCGGTTTGCCGCCTATTCTTGGCGCAGGCCCAGGTGCGGCACTTGGTATGGGTCAGGTTCCTGGCCGTCAGTTAGTGAGCACTTTGCGTGGGCGACCCGTACAAGAAGCACAAGCAGCAGTTGGAACAGAGGCTGAAGCAGCTCGACGTGCTGGTGCGCAAGCCCTTACGGCAGAGGAGCGTGCTGCCCAACAAACGGCAGCAACTCAACGGCAGACTTTGGAATCGCAAGGTTTGGCTCAAACAGAGCGTCAAGCCCAAGCTACCCGTACCGCTGAGAGAGAAGAGGCTAGAAAAGGCAAATCTCTCAGAGAGTTGGCTGGTGTACGCACGCTTCCAGAGGCCGGTGGGTTTAAGCCTATTCCGCAAACCGAGACACAGGTTGGTGAGTACATCCGTGGCCAAGCCAAGAACTTTGTAGACGGCATAAAGACGCAGCGTGCTCGTGCAGCAGATGCCAACTTTACCGGGGCAAAGACAGAAGCAGCTCAGAAAGAGGCGCTAGGCCAGTTTGTTGATACTCGCCCCATCATTGACTATCTCAATGGCTTGCAAGCCAAGGGCGGCTCTGGCGACTACATCAACAGCATTCGCCGATTGGTGGAAGACATTGGTGGAACCAGAGGTTTTGAGGGCCTGGAGATCATTCGTCGCCGGGTTGGTGATGCGGCGTTTGGTCTGCCGGAAGAGGGCTATAAGGCCATTGGTCAGCAGCTTGCCAAGGATGTGTATGGGCAGTTGGCAAACCAAATGCGCCAGTTCTCTGGCAGTTTTGGCAAATACCTAGACGACTACAAGCGGCTGTCTCAGCCTATTGAAGTCTATGGCACGAGAGTTGGCAAGGGCCTGATCGAGACTCAAGACGCTGCAGGGCGCTACTTTAGTAAGACGGCAGATCAGATTGCCAACGATGTGTTCAAGAGCCCAGAAAGCACCAAGCAGTTTCTAGATGCTGTTGGCGGCAACCAAGAGATTGTCACGGCTGCTGCTCGTCGCTACTTTGCAGGAAAGCTAGAAGGCGTGGCAAAGCCAGAGGCTGTGGATAAGTTGCTCAAGGACAACCGGGAGTTGTTGCGGTTGCCTGGTATGCAGCCGGTTCGTCAGGATATTGAGTCGTTCAAAGCCAATCTTGTCACGTCCGAGCGCCGTGCTGGTGCGGCTCGTGGCATTGCAGAAGAGGCTAAAGGGCAACTTGCTGGCCCGATCAGCGAGGGTATGGCTCAGGCTGACAAGGCTCTTGCCGCAAGACTTAAAGACATTCAGTCTGCCAAGACGTTGTTCTCTGATTCTGTTGACGCACTGGTGGCAGCAAAACCTGGACGAGCTGTGCAGGACTTTGACAGGACTGTGTTGCCAAAGATCAGAGATGCCGAAGTAAAGGCAGGCGTTACGATCATTGACGAAAACAAACTTCAAGAACTGCGCCAACAGTTGACGCAACTTGATCGTGTGGCTGACAAGGTGCAGCGCACAAGACTCGTTGTCGGAGCACTGGGAACGTACCTGGTTGGTCAGACAGCGGTGAGTACGGCAGGCAGGGTGTTTTGATAAGGAGCAATCATGAAAGACTATGCAGCAGGTTCTATGGCCGAAAAGCGTGCGGCTGACAAAGAAGCCATGCGTGGTGGCGAGAATGAGCTTGAGGGAAGCCGTCAGGCTATGGACGCCAAGCGCATGATGGAGCGTATGGACAAGAAGGCCGAGGGCCGTCCTGCTCGCAAGATGCGGAGGTAATCATGCCGCTCAAGAAAGGCTCAAGCCAGAAGACTATCTCCACCAACATTGGTGAGATGGTTCGCAAGTTCAAGGACACCGGCAAGATCGGCACCAGCCGTCCTGGCAGCGTCCGCAAGGCTGTCAAGCAGGCCGCAGCTATTGCCTACGGGTCTGCACGCAAGTCCAAACGATGAGCAAGCGTAAAGACAAAGGCATCAATCCTGAGCTAGAGAAGCACATCAATCAGCTTCTCGCAGCCGTGATGTCAGACCCCACTGCGTCTATCACCGAGAAGATGAAGGTGGTAGACCGTGCCCTAAAGCTAGAAGCTCTCAAGCAGAAGGCCGACATGGACGAGTGGGGCAGTGGCTTCTTGCATGGTGACGATGATGAGGATAGGTGATACCATGATTATTCCTTTCTAACCAGGAGTAATCGTGGACACTGATTTCGTCAAAATCGTCAACCTTGCTATCCGAGTCTTGTCTGACAGGCTCATCACGCTGCTGGCGCTGCTCACTTCGTTTGCGCTAGGGTGCTGGACGATGTGGGGGCCGATGTGGGAGCGTGTGGTTACGCTAGGAATTTTTGTTGTTTTCGCGTATCTTATTGTTTACTCTAAAGAAAGGAGCCGCCGTGAAGATAGTTCCGATGGTCAAGAGCGTAGTAACGGTTAGCAGCGTCAGCAGTAACTACATGGGTGGCAAGCCCATGTCTGCTCCTGGCGAGTTCAAGCCGGGTACTTGCACGCAAGGTTTCACGCCTGTGTTTAACTTCTCAGGCAAGCCCAACGATTACTTCAACCGCAAGCAGTCCCCGACCAGCGGTGGCGGCAAGAAGGTGTACTAATCATGGGCATCATGGCCTTCACCCCGATGGGCAACACGGTTAGCTTTACCGCTGCCGTGACGCCGCCCACTCCTGTACAAGCTGTTTCCACCACCGTTGGTGGGACGCAGTACAGGCTGCACAACACCGGCAATGTCGTGGTGTTTCTCGGGGTTGGAGGCACCGCTGCTGCGGCCACCAGTGCGGCAAACGCATCTGTAAATGGCTCGACCATTTCGCTGGTGCCCAGTAGCGTGGAGGTGTTTACCTTCAACGCAAACCAGTTCTTTACTGGTGCGACATCTAGTGGCACTGGGGTGGTTTACATCACACCTGGCGACGGGAGCTAGTCATGGTTTTCCGTGTAGCCAGTAGTGTCACGACAGGCGGTGGCGGCACCTTCAGTGGCTACTACGGTAGCTTCTACAGCAGCCTAGACCAGACAGACGGCATCACACCCTACGCCATGTACTGCGAGAACACCGCAGATGCAGACGGCGTAAGCATGGCGGTTAATGCGCTAGGCAAGAAGTCTCGCATGACGTTTGCCAATGCCGGGACGTACAACATCCAGTTCTCGGCTCAGCTCCACAACACAGGCGGTGGCGGCTCTGGACAGACGGTCAACATTTGGTTCCGGCTTAACGGGAACAATGTTGCCAACTCTGACACCAAGTTGGTTGTTCCGTCTAATGCCCCGTATGTTGTGGCAGCGTGGAACTTCATACAGTCCCTAGCTGCCGGTGACTACATGGAGATCATCTGGTTCACAGACAACTCCAACATCATTCTTGAGCATGAGAATGCTACGGCAGTCTCTCCTGCTATTCCTTCCGTCATCATGACGGCCCAGCAAATTCGGTGATGAGATATGACCGAGGAACCCGTTGGAACGAGGCTAGCCGTGCATGAAGCAGTGTGTGCTCAACGCTATGAGGCGATTGAGAAGCGGTTAGATGATGGCAGCAAGCGTATGCGGAATATCGAATACCTGCTGTACATCACCATAGCTGCTGTTCTCCTCGGCCCAGGCGTTGCCGCCGAGTTTGTTAAGAAGTTGCTCGGCCTGTGAATGGAGCCGGTATCTGCCATCATTGCCGCTGCTACCGCAGCCAATACTGCCTTTACTGTCATCAAGAAGATGGTGGCAACGGGCAAGGAGATAGAGCAGGTAGCCGGTCAAATAGGCAAGTGGTACTCAGCCTTTGGCACATTTAACAGCCTAGCGGCTGCAAAGGCTAATAAGAAGCCTAGTGTCTTTAAGCGCCTCCTGCACGATGGCTCTGTTGAGCAAGAAGCTCTGCAGATCACCATGCACAAGCAGGCGCTGCACAAGCAGGAATATGAGCTCAAGTTGTTGATTATTGGCCACTACGGTGAGCGGGTCTACAACGAGATGATTATGGAGCGGGTGCGGCTGAGGAAAGAGCGCGAGAAGAAAGAGCGAGAGCACCGGCTACGACAGCAAGAGTTCATGCTTAACGTGAAGTATGGAGCGGCGATTGCTTTACTGGCGGTTGCCGTTCTTGCTTTGTTCTATTACCTCAAAGACTTGGTGAGGCAGTAATGCTTTCTTTGCTTTCTACCCTTGGCGGGCTGCTCATCTCCGGACTTCCCAAACTCCTAGAATTCTTCCAGAACAAGGCTGACCAAGCCCACGAGTTGCGGCTTGCCCAGTTGCAGAATGAGCGTGATCTGGCGATGGCGGCTCAGGGTTTTGCAGCCCAGCAGCGCATAGAAGAAATCCGCACCGAACAAGTCTCGCTGGAGACAGACGCCCGGATGACCGAGGCAGCATTGGCGCATGACGAGAAGGTGCTGGAGAAGGCTTCCAAGTGGGTTGCCTCCTATGTAGGTACCGTGCGGCCTACGGTCACCTACATCTTTGTTCTGGAGTTGGTGGCGATCAACGCCTTCATGGCCGTGTACCTCTGGAATCACCCACACCTGATTCAAAACATTGACGATGTGCTTAGGTATTCTGACCTGATTTTCTCTACAGACGAGATGGCGATGCTAGGCGGCATCATTGGGTTTTGGTTCGGTTCTCGGGGTTGGGCCAAGAAGTGAAACTAAGCAAGGCGGGGGAAGACCTGATGCACAGGTTTGAGGGATTTAGGAGTAAACCCTACCTATGCCCTGCCCATATATGGACGATTGGGTATGGCCATGTGCTGTATCAAGAGCAGATCAAACTGCCCGTGATCCGCAAGGAAGGCTACACCGGGATGCTCAGAAGCGAGTTCCCGCTGAAACCGGAGGACAACCGTGTTTGGACTAAGACGGAGATCGACGAACTATTCCACGCTGATGTCGTCATGTTTGAACGTGGTGTTCTTCGACTTGTTCCCCCTGTATCTGGGCGCCAAGGCAGCTTTGACGCTCTGGTCAGCTTTGCCTTCAATGCTGGGCTAGGCCGACTGCAAAGCAGCCAGATCAGGATGAAGGCCAATCGGGGAGACTGGTTGGCTGCCGCCGCAGGGTTTAGGAACTTCATCACCGGGGGTGGAAAAGTACTGCCCGGTCTGGTAAAACGCAGAGAAGCAGAGATTGCTCTCTTTTTGGGGTAAGCGATGAGCAAGGACAACCCAAGTCTGAGCGTAGGCAGAGGAGAGAAGCTGCCGGTATCTCAGGGTGCAGGCTTGACAGCCAAGGGCAGAGCCAAGTACAACCGTGAGACAGGCAGCAACCTCAAAGCTCCTGCTCCCAACCCGCGCACGGAGAAAGACGCTGCGCGGAAGAAATCCTTTTGTGCACGCATGGCTGGCGTGGTACGCAAGAGTAAGAACTCTGAGCGTGCGAAAGCCAGTCTAAGGAGATGGAAATGCCGATGACCCCACCTGAGAAGCGCGGCCTGTACTACAACATCAACAAGCGCAGAGCGGCTGGTCTGCCGCCTAAGAAGCCCGGTCAGGAGGGTTACCCCACCCGCCAGGCTTTTATTGATAGCAAGAAGACGGCCAAGCAGGCACGTTCTCACAAGCGTTAAGGCAAAAGAAAAGGGGGCCGAAGCCCCCTGTAGTCATGGGATGGTTACTTCCCAGCCATCTCTGCTATCCCATTTTGCCTTCGACAAGTATCCTGGCATTTGATAACCGAAGTCGTAACCTCGATCTTCCAGAATCATGCCGTTGTGTTTAGCTGCTGCAGCCGCCTTGTCAGCGATCTTGCGGTCTGTGTAGAAGTACCAACTGACCTTGCAGCCAGAACGAAGTGCGTCGGCCTTGGGATAGGCTTTCATCTTTTGCATACCATGCTCCTAGTGTGTTAAAGAACTGTGAGACTTTCGACTCACACTTTAATTATAATCATATAATCACACCAAACAACTAGGAGTTACCCTTAGAAAAACTGAGGGTAAGTACTTACTTACTGCACGGTAGGGTCTGCTGGTGCAGCAGGCTGCGGTGCTTGTGCCTGTACTTGCTGCATGAGCTTTTGCAGCAGTGGGAAGGCTCCTGACTGGGTTGGGAGCTGGCCAAGTACTTGCAGCAGGAATTGTGCTTCGTTGGGTTCGACTTCAAGTTTCATGTTGTTTCCTTTTTAGGGTGCAGGGATAAGCCCACCTTCAAAGAGGTAGGTGCCGAAATGACCGAGTTGCACCCAGGGTGCTGCCCAGACATCCATCTTGGCTTCACGAGCCAATTTACAAAACGCATAGTCTTCTGACAGAAGACGCTGCGATTCCTTCTCTATAAATACGGGGAAGTATTCATAAATCAAGTCTTGAGGCTTGATAACACCACCGAGGTCACCGACATCACTGCGGTAGGTGTTGACCTTCTTCTTGAGCTTTTCAAAGACTTCGCGCTTGATAAGCATGAAGCCGGTGCCCCCGTTCCAGATACGCAGTGGCTTGTCTACGGGGACGGTGACGGCTCCTTGGTGATCTACGAGGTTGACCACGAGAGAGCCGGTGTAGCGGGTGAGTTCGTGAGCTGGCACGCCTTGCTTGACAGCCCAGTCCACACCTGCCCAGTTAATTTCCTTCTTGGGGTAGATGCCGCAGATGATGTCCTTGTCTGCTTTGACCAGGCTGATGACATCCTGCGGGTTAAACCGGATGTCTGCGTCTATAAACATCAGGTGGGTGCATTCCTTCTTTTGCATGAAGCCGTGCACCAGTGCGTTGCGAGCACGCTGGATAAGGCTTTCGTTGAACATGAAGGAGAAGGAGACATCCATCTCTGCGGCGCGGCACAGTGTGCCCATCTGCAGCATGGACTGGGTGTAGAACCCTGTGCACATCCCACCGTACATGGGTGTAGCCACGAAGATGTGCGGCTTTGGTTTAGGCTTTTTTGCTCTTGGCATGTTGATTCCTTTGCTGGTTAGAAGTAGCAGACTGTCAGCAACACGGGTCTGCCAGCCATGTCCTAACCAGCCGGTGGAGTGCCGGACTGATCCTGCTGACTGGATGCTTGGTTGAAGCCATCTTCAAAGCCAAGCCGGTAGGCGAGATTCCAGAGGTCTTGCAGGCTCATGTTCAGCAGCTCTACGAGATGTCCTCTATCCTCAGGACATAGCGGCCTTTGCTGTTCTTCCTCCATCCATGCACCTCTATACGGATGCCTGCGTCACGCACAGCGGCCACAGTCTCAGACTCTTGTATCTTCTTGATACGCTCTGATACCGCAGAAGCTGTCACCTGCACAGCCAAAACTTCATTCTTGCGGATAGCCAGTAGATCACACCATCCCCACAAGTCCTGACGTATCCGGGCGTGTGGGTTCCAGCGTTCTACGATAGCCACCATGTAGCCCTGCTCACGTAGGTAAGCAAGGCTGCGCTGTGTAGGCGACAGACTAGCGGCCATCAGAAGGGCACGTCGTTATCGTCAATGTTGCGCCGGTACTTGGGTGGTACTTCTTTAGGGATGTCGGCTTCTTCGTTACGCTCGTGCTCTTTCTTCTTGCTGAAGTTGTCCTCGGCCAGTGACAGCAGAGGATAGCCACGAGAGGTGGGACGCTCCCAGCAGGCTATCTTGAGCTTCTCTCCGGCCTTGTAGTCCATCTCCAGGATGAGGTAGCCCTTGTACTTAGGCTTCTTGTTGTCAGGGGTTGAGCCCTCTTCGTAGTACATGACGCCCTTGCCGGGACGCTCTTGATGCTGGTTCATGTCTTGCCTTTCACTAGGTGGTAGCGAGCAAACTCTTTCTCGCCTTGTTTCACAGTCTCTGTGTAGATGTTGTATCCCTGCTTGCGTAGCTCATCTATCCTGGCTGCAAGGCGAAAGCACCCGAATCTGGAGAGTGCTTCCACCGCAGTCAGTGTTTGACCAGCCAGCAACCAACTCAGAATGGCTCCGCGCTGGGTTCCGTTTCCGTTGATTGCAGGGACACTTGCAACTTTGGGCCCACTTGTCCTCCGGCTTGCACAACAGCAGCTTTGAGCTTGCCCTTCTGGATGCCGTTAAACGTCTTCATAAGCTCTTCGTTGCACTTGCCCAGGGCTTCTAGCTTCCCAGTCTTTTCCTCGTCTGAGAACTTAGCAGAGGTCTGAATCTTGGCAACCATTGCGGCATACGCCTGTGTCCAGTCTTCGATGGTGTGGTGGCTGCTGTAGGCTTCTTCCATGCCAGGAACGAAGAAGGGATAGGCTGGCGCTGGGTCATTGACAGACACGGTGATAACACCCTCGTTGTCCACAATCTCAGCCTTGCCCATGTCTTTAACCTTGGCAGGCTTCTTGTCGTCAAACTCCTCGACTTCCTCGGGGGTGTAGACCCCGACCACAACACCGGGATAGACAGCACGGATACCTTCAGACAGGCAGCGAGCACGCAGCATGGCTCGTGGGTACTTGGCCCAGTTGTCCTTGGTGGTGATGCCTATTCTCTTGGCTTGCTCCATCGTCCAGGTAACGTCCAGTGAGCCGCCTTGTGGGTGACTAAAGGTGCCGGTTACTTCCCTGTCGGTGTAGACCTTCCAGTGCACAGTACCCCCGGCTTGCTGGAAACGGGCGAGCATGGCGTCGGCCTTGAGGGCCGGCCTGCCCTGTATGACGTGGTAGTCACGCATAGCCACAGCAGGGTGCAGGCTCTCTGCTTGGCACAGGAGCATGATGGCCATAGCTTCTTCTGGGTTCTTAAACCCAAACATCTTGGACTTGGCAGCAACCTCTGCCATCGTGGTGATGTCGGACAGGGGGACTAGGTTTGACATGTGAACCTCACTTGATTAAGAAACGGCGTGAGCCGGGGACTTCAACCATGAACTGTTTGTAGACCTCTGGCATAGCGGCTTTGAACAGCTCTGTGTTGAACTTGGTGGTGGGTTTGCTGCTCTTCCACGTAGCCAGCACCTTGCCATCAAAGGTGCCCAGCGTGTCAGCTTCCCCCATGTACTTTTGCAGGTTGGTCTTGAGGATTTCTTCCATCTCCTCCAGCTGCTTCATCTCGTGCTTGACCCGCACCAGCCTGTCGCACAGCTCTTCCATAGCTGCGGTGGCAACCTTGCTGATAGCCATGCTCACAGGCCACATGGCGCGGCACTGGTCTGTGGTTTCAGCATCAGCTTGAGTACCAGACTGGACGTGGCCCCAGAGGACGGCCATCTTCTGTATCAGTTCATCCTTCTCGGCGTCCTCAACCAGCTTAGGAATGAGCACAAACTCTTGACCACCGAATAGCACAGCCAGGTAGATTTTCTTAACACCCATGACTGCGGCTTCGTGGACAAGTTGAGCCATGTCAGCAGCAGGCATGACGCCACTCTCGTCAAACTTACTTCTAACTGCAGCGTTGTAGTTCTTACACTCAACCAGAATCGGCTCGCCATTCTCACGCCCTGCGAAGTCAAAGTGAGCACGGAACCACTCGTGCTTAGGATGGGTGCGGTACTCCTCTATCTTGGTGAGCTCAACACGCAGCTTGTCTTGGGCCAGGCGCCCTATCACTGGCTCCATGACGTGCCCCATCTGGACAGCTTCTATGTTGGACAGGTCAGGAATGGGCATCTTTCCCTGCTTTTGCAGGATTACTTCGTTGGCATAGCCACTGGCTGCACGGCGTGTATCACTGGCCCACCACGCAGCGTTGCGTACTGCAGGATCAAAGTCAGACATGGGAATCTCCTAGAAGAATAAGAACTTGATGACAAGGCCGAGCATGACAAAGGGTGCTAGCCCTATCAGCAGGAGAAGACAGGCTATCCACAGCCACATACAGGCGTCTATGAGCTTCATGTCCTGCTCCTGATGGCGGCGGCGATACAGCCTCCGTAGTTTGTGCTCGGATGGTCAATGTCCCACTGCTTTGCAATCTGAGCGCAAGCCTCACGCTCATGCGCGGCGACAAGGGCAGCGAAGCGCTCACGTTGCTGTAGTGTTTTGAGAGTGAAGTCGAAAGGGTCTTCGTTAGGGAAGTCGAAGATGGTTTCCTGCGCGAGCTGGATGATGAGTTCACGATCCATCACTCTTTCCTTGCACTCAGGATGCACGGCTTTACAGCCTTCCCAATGTGTTGTCTGCGGCTCCGCAAGGGCTGCGCGGAGGGCGTCTATTGCCGTGTCAATTTCTCCCGGCAGACAGATTGCATGTTCGCCGATGCTCAATTTGTTGATTTCCACCAACGCCTCAAGCGCCTGCTGCGCGGCTTGTCGTAGGTTGCTCATCCCATATCCTCCTGCGTGTCAGGCTCAGAGGGTGAGCCAGGGCTGTATTCCCAATACTGGGCGTTCATGCCACAGCCGGTGATGCTGTTGCGCTGGGTAAAGGCAAGGGGGAAACGCTTAGCCCCAGATACAGGGTGCGTCCACTCAAGAGCAGGATGGGTGCAGTGCCCGTCGTCCTGAGTGTGGGTAAAGGGCCGGAAGTACCGGCAGTCTGAACACAGTTTCATCATGAGAACCTCTCATCAGTTGGTTAGGAGTAGATAAGGTTATAGGCATTAGTCTTTCATGTCAAGTCCTTTCCAGAGCTTTGCGTCAGGGCCACAGGGGCCACGGCTGCGGTTGTCTATACAGCTTCCTATGCCTCTGCGGCCTTTCCAGGGGTTAGCAGCGCAGCACATGACTGTGCCGCCTCCTGCGTAGCGTTCCAGGTCAGGAATAGCGCGGTAGTGGGCGCAGGTGAGGCACTGTTGCTTCTTCTCGGGCCAGTCAAACTTGGGCAGAGTCCACATCGCCAGTCACCCACAGGGCTGCAGTAATGGTTACGGGGTCAATCCTCTGACCGTCTTTGGCGGCGTTGAGAATCTTGTTCGCGTCTGATTTGCTCATCGACAGCGATCTCACGTAACCGCTGTGCCTCCAGAAAACGGAAATAGAACTCTCGCTCTCGGGTTGTTTCGTACTTCTTT